TCATCAAAGAATTGACCTGATTTAAATTTAATTTTAACATTACTCATTGCTTTAACAAGAGATAATTCACTTCTATTTAAAAGAGCTTTTGATTTTTGATTAATAAGTCCTCTTAGTTTTGCATAATCAACAACTACTTTTGGTATTTTTCCATCTTTTAGTTCAATCATTTTTAATGATTTTTTATCAATTGCTTTTGGAACACTTGGGTCTAATAAGTTAGATATACCAAGAAAATCATTATTGTATGTTTTAATAAATCTTAGGTTATGAGATACTATATTGTCTTCTATATTTTTTAATTGTTCTTCTGTTATTTTTCTATCATTAATATCTTTTATGATATTTGTAAATTGTGTTTTACCTTCTTTAAATATTTCAGTTTTAGTAATTTTAATATCTTTGTTTTCTACTCTTTTGAGTTTTTTAAATGAATTAATCAACACATAATCTGGTTGGCTCTCTTTGAAGATTAAATCAAAAGATTTTTCATCTGAATTAATGATTTTTGATAAGAAACTTTTTAAATTATTAATTGAATCAGTTTCAATAGGAATGTTTCTTTTTATTTCTTCAATTAAGATTTCTGAGTTTTCTATTTTTAAACCTAAATCAATTAATGCTTTTTTAAAAATATCTTGTGTTAGTTTTTCAATATTCAAATCTTTTGAATCAAGATAAATGTTTACTACTTCTTCAAATTCTTTTGATTTTCCTTTAACTACTTTTAAATCTTTAAAAAGATTAAATAGTTTTTTTCTTGCAGTTATTTCTAATAATGCTTTAAATTCTTTTTTTAATCTATATTCTCCATTTTCTTCTTTTACTAATTTACTAATTAAGTAATCAATATTTTCATCATATGTTGTTGTTTTAGAAATAATATCTTCATACATTTTAATGATTGATTTTTCAACATCATTAACAAGTTGTTTTCTGATATCAAATATTTGTTTAATATCAATATTTTGTCCAGTAATATCTCTTATTAGTTTTATTGATTTAGCTATATGTCTATCAATGTTTAATAGATGTTGAACAATTTTTGATTGTTGGTTCTTTGTTAAATAATCTTTTAATGATTTAAAGTAACTTAAATTTAAATCTCTATCTATTTTAATAGTTTGTTTCTTATCAGATAAAGATAAGAATTCATCACTACTTATTCCTTTTTGTTCAAGTTCTTCTAAGTCTTTTAGAATTTCTGTTTCTACTTCTTTTTTAAGAGAAGAATCAATAGGAACTTTTGATTTAATTTTAAGATTTTCTAAATCTGCATCTTTAATATTAATGATGTCATTTCTATGATATTTTCTTACTATTGCATCATTTGTAATAATCTCAGGTTCTTTTATAGCTTTTATAATATCGTTAAAAGACAAGTTTCTTAGTTCATTAATATCTTTATCTTTAAATTTATTTAAAGCCTCTAATGTATATGCAGCAATAGATAATTTGTTTATTAAATGATTTTCTTTTATGTTTTCTTTTGTTAGATAACTTTTATTGTATTCAGCTTTTTTAGGTTGGACAAGAGGTTTGTCTTTTATCTTAGTTAAGAACCAACCAGAGTTTACTTTTGAATTAAAATGAATTGTTTTATCAGATATATTTGCTTTTAATAAATCTTTTACTTTTTTAAGTATCACTTTTTCTTTTTCTGGTTCTACATTTAAAGAATCAATTTGACTAATTATGTTTTCTTTTTCTTTGTCATCTTGTGCTATTTCACTTATTAATGTTTTTATATCATTGATTGATTTTAGATTGTCTATTTTATCTTTTAATTCTTTGATTTCTGAATTATGTTCTTTTGTTATAACAACAGAACCAATATCATCTTTGTTGTATTTAATAATTTCTCTTACTTTACTAAGATTTTCTTTTTTAATTATTTCATCTTCAATCTTGTTTAATTCTTTAATTGCTTTTTCTTTATCAATTTCATTATTAATATATTTTTCTTTTATATTAATAGCTTTTTCTTTTAATTGTTTATCTTTTGTGTTTGCTATAAGTGTTTCATTAAATAATTCATCATCATTTAAAACTTTATCTATTTCTTCATTTGTTAAGTGTTTGATAGATATTGTTTCTATATCATCACCCTTGTTGGTTCTAAATTGAACTTTATGTTCGTAATTGTTTTCATTTTCTGATACTTTTGATTTTAAATTAAAGTTGTTATGATGCTTTATAGAATAAATAACATCATTAAATTCATCATCATCAAGATGTTCCATAGAACCCATACCATCTGTTTCTTCAAGAGTTTTTTCTAATGCATATTTAATGTTTTTCTTTTCTTTTGCATGACTTAAAACACCAAGTGTTACAAAAGGCATAGATGCTATTAAGTTAAGACTAAAATTCTCTACAAAGTTATCACTCATGTCAACTTCAACTCTTTTACCTTCATCATCAATATATGATGATTTACCAACTGTTGTTTGGAATCCTGCCCAACCTATATTAGAACTAGTAATAGTTAACACATTTTTTAGTGATTCAAGTTTTGTTGATTCATCTGAATGCAATGCTATTTGTTTAGCTAAATTACCTTTAAAATGTTTTCTTATTAGTTTTCCAGTTAGTTTACTTGATAAACCTAAAATTCTTTTTTCAATAGCACTAGTTAAACCTCCACCAGCTAACAATCCAATAGCATCTCCAACAAATGTTGTTTGTTTAGAACCAGTTGGAGAATAGTTATCTCCTATATCAAATGCATTAAATGTTAATCCATCAATAGCATCTTTTGCTACATCTCCAAGATAAGAAGTTCCATAGGTTCTTAATGCGGCTTGAGTAGCTTGTTTATCTAAATCTACATCTTCATCAATTGTTCCAGTTATTTCCTGAGTTACATATTCATCTAAATTAAATTTATCACTCATCTATTCTCCTTTGATGCTTCTTTTAATAACTCCTGATGCAATATTATATCCAATGATAATATTTTTTAATTCTTCTTCTTGTTTGTCTGAAATAGAAGAATAATAATTTAGAAAATCAAGTATCATTTTCTTTTTATATTGAGCTATCTCATTATTATCATATTTAGCTTTTAATTCTTTATCATCTGCTTGGTTCATTAAATCAAGTAATGTTTTTGTAATACTATCAGCTTTTGTTGGTTCTATACCAGAGTTAACTAACTTAGTTTTAAATTCTTTTAGTGATGAAGAAGACTCAAATGAATCTTTAATTAGATTGAATTGTTTTTTAATCTCTGTTGGTTCTAAATATGTAAACAATTCAATTTGTTTTTCTTTTGCTTTATCAAAATCTTTAATTAAATAATTAGTATCATTAATTACATTTTTGTATTGAGATGATAAGAAGTTTTCATTTGAATAAATACCATAGTTTAATGTTGCATTTAATGCTTCTGTTGGTTTTATTTTGTATTTTTTAGAATACATATATGAGTATGCTAGTAAGTTTTTATAAAAAGCACTTTTGCTAAATCTGTTTTTAAACTCTTCTTTTGTTATGATTGGACCATCTGCAACAATATTTAGTAGTTTATTTATTTTAGAACCAATTACTCCTGCATCTGTTACTCTTTCATATAGTTTATCTATAATGCTATCATCTGAAAAAGAGAATTTACTATCAAAAATTAAACCTTCTTTTTTAAAGTTTCTATGTTTAAAAATATCTTCAAGTAATTTAGGAAAATCTGATTCAGTTGTATTTATAAGAGTTTCATTGTTTTTTAACATAGAACCAAGGAGTGCTATTACAGAATCAGTAGATATTGTATTATTATCAAGGAAACTTTTTATTGTTTTAACAGCCTCATTTAATTGGCCTACATTAGCAAATTTACTTTTAGTAACTACATCTATTTTTAGTTTTGTTTTCATTTTTTCGTCAATTGAAAGTGAATTAATTGTTTTTAATAATTCATTTAAAGAAGTTCCATTAGTATTTAGATATTTCGTAACTTCTTCTTGATTTATTGTAGGTAGATTATTTTTATCAAAAGTTAAGATTTTTTTAGCTATGAAATTGTTATATAGTTTTTGACAATCTTTAATACCAGAAGAACCACATGAATTTAAAAAAGCATCTTTGTTTTCAATTAGTGTTTTTAGGTTAAAATCAAGTCCATGGTTTTTGTATGTTTGTTCAAATACTTTTGTTGGTTCTAAATTCTTATTTTTAGCTAAATAACTAATAGCATCTTTTGTAGCAAGATATGCACTTTCAAGTTTTTGTTTTTTTGTTACTGGAACATTTAATTTATTTGTTTGTTGATAATTTTTATATATTTCTGATTTTAGCTTTTCGTTTTTAAGCACTCTGTTTTCAAACTCCATTGGAGTATATTGAACCAATCCATCAGGAGTAATAGTAACTCCTTTTGCTAATGCATTTGCTTTAATTTGTAATAGTTTTGATTTTTCTTTTTGAATGTTTGCTAATTGTTTTAATGTTTCAATCTCTTTTTGTTTTTGTTCAAGTTCATATTGTTTTGTTACTTGATATACTTTTAAATCAAGAGATGCTTTTTGATTAGCAATATTAGCTAATACATTTATTCTATTTGTCTTTGCATTGTAAGCAGATATTTTTGCATTTATTCTATCTCTTTCTATTTGAGTTAGATTTGATATATACTTATCTGTTACATTTGCAAACATTTCTGTCATAAATTGATTTTCTTTTTGTAAAGCATTAGCATAGTTTTGATATGCATTCATCATATCTCTTGTTGCTTGTAATCTTGCATTTATAGCTTGATTATAAACTTGATTCAATTGTTGTGTTGATACATCAATTTCTCTCCATTTATCTTCATAAACTCTTTGTATATCTTCTGATGCTTTTTGTGTATTTGATAATTGTTGGTTTACATCTGAAAAATTAATATTAATCATTATTAGCTCCTAAATTTTTTTGTTATAGCATCTCTTACTGCAACAGCATGATTATATTCATTTTCCTTAATTGACCATTCTTTAAGAGCTAAATCTTTTTGGAAATTATATTGGTCAAATTGTAATGCATACATTTTCTCAAATTCAGCTTGTTTTTCAGCTAATTGTTTTTGTAATAAATCAGTTTGTGTATTTAATGCATATGTTTGAAAATCAAGGTTTTTTAAGAACATATCATATTGTTTTGCTAATGCTTGTTGTTGTAATTGATAAGTCATAGAATCTTTTTGTTTCATGTATTCTAATTGTTTATTTAACATGTTTTTTTGTTCATTAATCAATGGTGAATAATCTATTTTAGGTAATGTTGGTTGCATAGGTTGTGTAGGTTGTATTGTTGGAATGTTTCCAATAAGTGGTGTTTGTTGTTGTTGTGTTGTTGTTGGTTCTTGATAAGAATCAAAATAACTTATATCCTCTGATGTTGGTTCATATAAGAATGATAAATCATCATTGATGTCATACCATACTGATTGCATACTATCATAGTCTTCATAACCAATTCCTTCTGAACTCCATAAAAAACCATCAGTATCAAAATAAGTTTCTGTTGTATCTTCTGTTGAAATTGGATTTCCAAATATATCATATCCAACATTTGATAAATCATCATCTGTATAATAATTTGAATCATAAGATTCATTTGTATTACTTGAACCAAGTATTTCAGCAAAATATTCATTTAAATCAACATAATCTGCCATTAGTAATCCTTTTTTAGTAAAGATTATATAAAAGAAGAAGGAAAAGAGAAAGTGTAATGATTATTGAAGAACCATTACAGTGTATTTAGGAACAAAACCTATTGAAGTTTCAGTAGTAATATCTGAATCTCCATCTCTCATAATTTTATTTGCTTTTTCTTGTGAAATTTTTAATTTATCCATTACTTCATAAACACTCATTCCTCTTGTGTTCTTCTTTGGTTCTTTTATTCTTTTTAATGCTTTTAAATCATCCTCAGATATTTGAAATGGAATTCCAAATGGAATTACTTTTCCATTAACTTTAACAAATCTTTCTTTATGAGCATTATCTGTTGCAGGTGTAACAACTACTTTAATAAGGTCTTTTTTAGCTTTTGCCATTTATAATCTCCTTTAATTTAATTTAATCATCAGAACCAAGAGAGGTTCTGATTGTTAAACTAAATTATATCTAATTAATATTCAATTTTAGCTTTAAGTAAAGCCATTCTTTCAGGGTACACAGAATAAGCTCCAAGCCAAGATTTGATACCAATAATTTGAATTCTGTTTAGAGGGTCAGATTTATCTTGTGTGTTAAGTCCTTTAATGATAGTTTCAATTCTTCCTTTACCTCTTAAAGGAATGTCATAAGTGTGTTCTTTACCTAGAATTAGAGCATATCCATATTTATTTGTTCCATCATCTTCAATAAGCATGTTTTCATTGTAAACATATCTTACTTCTCCAATTGTTCCAATTTCATTATCCATTACTTTTGATTTATCAGGATATTTTTCAACAGGAATAAAATCAGGATTTTCTCTTAAATCAAATTCACATAAAGGGTTAACAATAGCAACATATTTAGTTTGAATTGGAACAGTTCCATAGTTAGGAGAATTGCTAAGAATTCTATCTACATATCTTGCTCCACTTAATCTAAGTTGCATAGTTACTTTTCTGTTTGCATCTGTAAATGCACTATCTTTCATTCTGTTAGAACCATTAGCATTACCACTAATATCAATTTGATGTCCTGCACTATTGATATATAAGTCTCTATAAAAACCATCAATAGCATAAGATGCAATTTCACTAAGTTGTTTTACATGCCAACTTGTAGTCCATAAATCATGAAACAAACTAACTTCTTCTGTTACTTTTGACCAAAAACCAATAGGGAAAATATCAGTTGAGAATTCAACTACTTTTACATCACCAATTTGGTCTCCACTCTCACCTTCTGGTAGAATAAATTGTTTATAGTAATCTTTATCTACCAAAGTAACAATACCTTCTCCTCTATCTTCAACATTGTTACCAGTGTATTCTTTATAGATTTTATTTGCAATCAATAAGTCTTTCATATTAACCATTCTTCTAAATGTTAATGTCTTCCCTTGGTTCTGAGGAATAGCTCTTGTTCTTGTTGCAAATTTATCAAAGATTGTTTTTTGTGCAATTTCAGCAGTAGCAAGTTTCTCAATTATAGCTTGTTGTTTAGCTCCTAATACATCACCTTGATTTCCATAAGTAATATTCCCATTTAATGCCATTAATTACTCCTTATTAAGATTTTTCAATTTCTGTATCTAATACAGGTTCAAATGTTGACCTATTCTCTTGTTTTCTAAGAAGAATAACTTTTCTTCCAGAACCAAGTTTTGATGCAAAAGAGACACTTTCACCAACTTTTAATTCTTTTAAAGTCTTTTCATCAATTGTTTTACCATCTACATCTGTTAAACCTACAATGATATTCCAACCTGTTAAATCTTTTCTTTTACCACTGTAATCAACATTTGTATTGTTAGTAACAACATCACCATTATCGTTATCGTATTCCCCAATTACTTTGTAACTCCTAAGAGTTTCTACTTTGTATGTAGCCATTTAACCTCCTTAAATTTCTTCAATTAATAATTTTTCAATCTCATCTGGGTCTGAGACATCACTGTTCCAAATGCTATCATAATCATCTTTTTTTTCTGTATGTAAAGACTTTTTATGTTCTTCTTGTAAAGGTTCACTTGGAGTTTTAGGAACATCTTTATTGTTTTTAAGTTCATTGATTGCTTTTTTAAAAGCATCTCCCCAATCAATATGAGGTTCTTTTGCTTTTATTTTAAGAGCTACTGGATATATTTTATTAAATGAACCATCTTCTACTTGTTTGATAAAAACTTCAAATGCTTTTGGGATAGATAATATAACTTGTCTTAATGATGGGTCTATTGTATTAATAGTTTTAATAATTCTACCACTCAATTCAGGGTCTCTTTTTGCAACATTATCAAACATTTTTTGAATAGGATTTTCTTCTTGTTTTTCTTCTTGTCTTGGTTCTTCAAACTCTAATTCAATTGATTCTTCTCCAAGAAGTTTTAGAATTTCTTTTTTAGAACCAACATTGCCATTGATAGCATCTTTAAACAACAATAATTTATCTTTACCAATCTCTTTTGCAATATCAATTATGTCTTGATAATTACTTAATTGATTGTATTTTTCTTCAACTTCTAGTCCTCTTCTAGCTAATGCATAAAGTTCATCTATATCTTTTATTTCAATTGTTTTAGAACCAACAACAAGAGGTTTTAATTGATTTTTATTTTCTGTGTTTGTTGGTTCTTGATTAGTATTTTCTTGGTTATTCCATTCATCTAGTGGTATTTCATCACCTTTCCAAATATCATCAACATTTTCTGTGTTTGTATTGTTTTCTTCAAAAAACTCTTTTAATTCTTCATTCATTTAATCCTCCTTATTTGTAATATTCAATAAAGTCTCTAAAAGACTTAATTGCTTTTAATTCATGAATAACATTTTCATCTCTAACATCTTCTAAAAATACCAATTCTTTAACCCTATCATCACAATAGTATTGAATAAATACTTTAACAAAATCTTCATTATTTAGCAACCTATTTAACCTATCCTTGATTTCTGTCTTCTCCATTTAATTCTCCTAATATTTTTAATGTTTCAGCATATGCTTTTTTATTCTCAACATCTTTTCCTTGTGCCTCTTTAATTGTTTTAAGAGATTGAGCTTTTTTCTGTTCAACAGATGCTAGTTTATCAGCTAAATCAAGTTTGATTTGTATTCCTTCTTTTTTAGCTTTTACTAATGTATGCTGTGTTCTTGCTAATGCATTTTTAGCTAATGCCTCTTCTTTCATAGCTTTTGCTTTTGATTCCATAAGTTGAGTTTTTAGCATCTCTTGTTGTAATGCAACTTGTTGAGGGTCTGGTTGAGGTTGTTTGAAATGTTCAATCTCATCTGCTATTTCTGGGAATCCTAAAAGTTCTGCAAGTTTAGCAGTTAGTTTTTGAACCAACATAGGTGATGCAAGTTGGTTCTGAACCAAAGGTGCTAATTGTTGCATAAGCATATTAATTTGTTGAACTTTGATTATATTCATAGTATCAGTTCCTATTTTGATTTTAATATCATATTGAACTCTATCTTTTCTAAAAATATCTTCTATTTCTTTTACTATAAGTTGTTCTACTTGGTATCTAAGTTTAGGAGGCATTTTTTCTGTTTGATATTTCTCTCTTAATTCTAATGTTTTTTGGAATTTAGCATCAGCTATTGATATTCCTGTTATCTCATAGATTTCTTCATCAGTTAAATACATCATAGCCATTTTTATCCATTTAGTAAAGATTTTTTTCCAACCATCTTGATATGAAATTAAATAATCGTTTAATCTTATTTGTGCTTGTGTAAGCATAGCTTGAAAATTTGTTGCAGGTGCATTAACGTTAGAACCAACTCCTTGCATTTGTTCATTAATACCAGTTAACCCTTCTGCTTGTCTTTCTATTATTTGTAACATGTTATAAACACTATTAGGTAACTCATTAAATGAACCTTGAAATATAACATCAGTTATTTTTGCAGTTGTATTTAATTCAACAACTGGTTCATTGTTAACTAATCTTTGTAAGTTTACAGAATCTAATGCTCCTTTTTTAATAATCTTTTGTCCATTATTACTCATAGCCATGTTATCAATAACGCCTCTTACTATTGCAGTCATAAACTTTTGTTCTTCCTCTAAAACAGAAGCTAAACCTTCTCCCCAAATATGAAACTCTCTTGGAATAAGGTTAAAAACAACAAAAGGATATTCTTTGCATGGAAGTTCTTTTTCTGTAAGTATTGTTTCTTGTGTTCCATTAAATAGTAGATATTTTACTATTATTTTATTCTTTTCTTTTTTCCAAAATTCATATAAAAATATCTTTTCATCAATAGGTTTTCCTTTTTCATTTTCAGTTTCATTGGTATCTATTCTCCATAACTCTCTATCATGTAAATCATCTGCACTTGCCTCAGAACCAACATAAGCATTCATTTTATATTCTTCAATCCATCTTTCTACCTTTTCTCCATCAAGTAAAGGATTACTTCTTAACTCATCTTCTGTTACTTCTTTTCTTATAAAAATAAATCTACTATCTTCAATTGATTTTGCTAATGGGTCAGTAAAAACATCTTCATTAGGTATCACATCTATATAAGGTCTATTTTTGATAGTTTGTAGAATATAAAAACCTTTATCATCTTTTAAAATATTTTCATTTTGAAATACTTCTTCTTGTGAAACATTATCAAGGTAATGTTTTTTTGTAACCTTTTTCCAACCTACTTTTACAAAACATGTCCCTTCTTTTGCAGGAACTTTAATTGTTGTTTTAATAAGATTAATCTTATTCTCCATTGTGTTATAAAAGAAATTAATTAATTTCTCATCTATTTTAGCTTTAATAACATCATTCTTTGTTCTTGGTTCTATAACACAAATCCTATCTTGACTAAGAAATGATTTTCCTATGTTTGAACTTAAAACTTCAATTTGCTTTTTAATCAACTTCCAAACTAATGAACTTCTACCTTCTACCTCATTACCATATGGTTCTCCTCTATATTGAGATAACCAACTTTCTATTTCTGTGTTTATGTTTGCTTTATATTGTTTACTTTCTTGAAATAACTCATATATACTTTTCATTCTACCTCCTCAATAGTTTGAACTTGAACATTACAAGCATCACCAGTTTTCCAAGTTTCATTCTTAACTCTATCAAGAAGAGTATCATATAAATTTGAAATATTCTCATCTCTTATAATTGATGGTATATCTTCAAGATTACCACTTTTAAATGCCTCTGCCCAACTATATAATTGGTTTTTCATCATTTCTGATAATACATTATCATCTATTTGTGCTACTTGTCTTTGTAAAAGTTCAGATTGCTCTTTTAAAACACAACTTTGATAATCATCTAATGCCACTTTTGATGCTATTTCCAAACACTTACCAATCAATTGAGAATATACTTTTGAATATTCTGTTCCTTTGATTCTTCCTTGGCTAAACTGACTTTCTAAATCTTTTAGAACCAATGTTGATACTGCATCATATATCTCAATAAACCTATTTAAGTCAATCATAATTATCTCCTTATTTTACTTCTATTCCTAAAACTGATTTTACCAAATCACCGTTATAAAATGATAACCAATATGCTCTTCCATATTTTACTTTATTATCATCATACCTTAAAAACATTTCTATATTGGTATAAGCACGAACACCACATTCAATTGATTGAGATATCACTCTAAAAGTAATGTAATTAAATTTCCAACCATCTATTTCAATTTTAGTCCATCTTCCCGTTGGTTCTTTTATAGTGTCCATTGCTTTTGTATGAGCTTGTCCACAACTTGCCCATTTTTCATAATCAGTATAATTATATCCCCAGCAAGGGTTGCCAATAAATCCTAATACTCCAAAACTAAAATTAATTTTGTTTTCGCTTAATCTATTTATCAAATCTTTGATATTTATTGAAACTAAGTTTTTACCATCATATTGATACCATTGTCCGTTATATTCAAATATTGGTTTTCTACAATCAAGTTTACATTTTTTATATTTTTTAATTATTTTTCCATTTCTTGTTGTTTCATCACATAAAACAAGACTATTTTTTATTTTGTTGTAATATTCAATCTTTATTTTTTCTTGATATAAATCAAAACATGTATAAGAACCAACAAGTTCTAGTGATTTTTCTTGTTTTGAATAAACTCTTCCTTTTGAACATTTACATTCTTCTTCTGAATTAAATTCATCTCCATTAGGTTTATATATTTTACAACCATCTTTTTTACAACATTCACATTTACAACCTATACCACAACATTTCAATTTGTTTTCAAGTTCTTTAATGTTATTACATAAATCACAATTACACTTAGAGCACAATGGATAATCCATACAATTTGGATATAAAGGATTATTACAACCACATATGTTAGTTGTTAAACCTTTTAAATCACTTTTATCTATAATAAAACAAAATGGAATAGGTAATGATTCAAGATAACATAAATCATTTTTTTCTTCTTCTGTTATTGTTCCATCTATTTTTTTCTGTGTTAATTCAGTCAATTTTGAAGAAAAATATTTTAATCTCTCTTGATTGACTCCAATGATTGAAATTAAATAATTTTTGCATTTTACATATGAAGATGGATTATAGTTTCTACAATTTGCATATCCATTATTTAAAATAACATTTGAGTTTGTTTCAAGAAAACAATCTTTAAAAATTATCTTATCAATTTTTCCTTCCTCATTCTTAATGACTTCAACACAATCCCAATTTCTACAAGTTCTATTTTTAGATTCATCACACATAATAGTTAAATATTTCCATAAGTTTATAGATTCTTTTCCATCTTCTCTTTTTAAGAAATTAACTACTTTATCAAAGTTATAAATATTTGTTGCAAAGAATTGATAAAACTCAATCTTTGATATTTGGTTCTTTTCTAAAAAATCATTAAAAGATAAATTGAAAATATATTTATTACATCTCTCATCAATTATATCACATGGATATTTATAACCCAATAATGTTGTTTTTGTATCTCTTAATGCTACATTTTCAAAAATCTTATCATAAGCACAAATTGGTTTTATGCAATCTCCCGTATCAATAAAAACACCATTACTATCTTTATCACAAATCTTACCATCAGAACCAACAATTTCAGGACAACAAATATTGTATTTTTCAAAAGAAAAAACAATACCACAATCATTATAAAAAACATATCCTGCACTATTCATATAAAGTTCATATGCTTTTTCTATAAATTTAACATAGTCTTTTTCTTTAATATGAACCAAATCTTTCCTTAATTCATTAGGAACTACATCAAGTTCAGATGCTAAATAAGGAATATTTCCACATCTCTTACATAAGCAATCATAAACATCATCTTTTATACATTTACCATCTTCATCATAAGAAATAAATTCAGTATCAATTGATAATTTAAAAACATTTGTAGGTTTATAGGATATAACAGAACCAATTGTAGGAGAATAAAAGTTTAAACCTAAACAATCTATCTCTTCTTGTGTTAATTCAATTTGAATTGTATCTCCAAATTTCATAATAAAACCAACATCATAACCATTTTTAATTGACCTATATATTCTTGGAGTCGTTGAACTCATTATTTGATAAACAAAAGTTTGAACAAATAAATCATTTTCATAATAATTCATCAAAACACCTTATATATAGGATAAGTATTATTATTTACTAAATCAAACAATTCTTCATCTGATAGAAATTTTCTAAAACCATACATTGAACACATTTTATGATTACCAAAATAAAACCTAACATTACGACTTTGTCTTGATGATACTTTTATTTCTCCAATTAAAATTTTAGAATTATTTTCTATTCTATAAGCTAAAAATTTATCAAAATACATTTCAAAATATATAAATTCTTTAACTTTTATATTTTTGGGATAAAAATCAATAGATTTCCAATCACTTTTATCAAGTATTGAATATTTTTTTCCGTATGGTATTGTTTTGATTAAACAACTCATCTTTGGTTCTATACTTTTAATTGTTAAAAGCATTTTATTACCAATTCCATTTTCACAATCACAATCATTATAATTTATTTTAGGGTGAAAGTATTCATCTATTGAATACTCAACATTGCCAGTTTCTTCAACAATGTTATTTGAATCTTTAAAATTAAAAACAAAATAAATCCCATTATTGAATATTTTATTATTACACATATTAACTTTTATTAATAAATTATCTTTTATTTTTTCAAAAATCTCATATTTTTTTTTCATGTATTTATTTAAATAGCTATCTACTTTTTTATAGAAAGGACTTTTATCATTTAAAACTTCATTTAAAAAACATTTTTTAATATTTTTAATCATCATAAACCTTTAAAATTATGATGTATTTTTGAATTAAGATAAAAATAATGAGGATTTTTATCAAGAATCTTATTTAACTGAAATTCATATTCTTTTTTCAATCCAAAAACATGTTGTTGGTTCTGAACATCAGTATACAATGATTGTGCTTTGTATCTTAAACCAGCTATTAAAGCATCCTTGATTAAAGTTTCAAGATACATATCTATTTGAGTCATGTTTGGAATAATAGATAATACAACTTTATATGTTTTATAAGAATCAACAGGTAAACCAATATACTCAAAAGTTTCAATATCTAATTGTTTAAAATCGTTAAACATAACTGATTGATTTTTTAAATCAAGAATATCAATAACATTATTCATTCTCTTTGAATAAGATGAACCATTTGGTTCATTTAATGAAGATATTAAGATAGTAGAATCATCTATTGTAGTTGTATCTGTTGTGTTTTCATATCCTATCAAAATAGCATTAAAATTATATTCTTTTAATCCATTTAATACATTAAAATATATTTCTTTTCTAAAAAGATTTGTGTATGAAAAAATCTCATCAAGTAAATCATCAATAAAATCATAATATAAATCATCATCAAGTTGTAAATCTCTCAAATATGTTCTATAATCTTTCATACCTTATTCCTTTAATAAATTATCAGAATAACTTAATATTAATTGTTTAATTTCAGATAAAATATCTTCATTTGAAATTTCTTTGTTTTTGCTTAAATAAACTATTTTTTTATCAATCAACAATTCATTACAATAAAGTTTTATTTCAACTTCATTAGAATAAATTGTTACTTCAAATGTTTTAATTAATCCATCAGAACCAACAGGGGTATATTTTATACCTTCAACTTCTAATGTTGGTTCTAAACAATTAGTTTTTACTTCTATTTGATATAAGTTATCAGTCATTTGTTTAACCATTGAATGCGCTTTCAAATAATTTTTTAACTCTATTACATCTACTTTTAACTTGATTGCACCATTTACTATTCTCTATTTCATATGATGCTTTTTCAAAATCAAATTCATTTAGAGCTTTAATCATTTTTTTAAATGTTTTAAATCTATTAATCCCCATATTAAACATCATATCAATAAGTCCTATCTTGATTGGTTCGGGGAACAAATAAAAATTATCTTTAAATATCTTAACTAAATCATTAATAGCATCATCTATATCATTTTGAAAAAGATATTCAACCTCATAATCTTTTAATCCTTTTCCAGTTAAATTTCTACCTATTCCAATAGTAATATTACCATATATATCTTTATATGGTTTATTCCTATATCCTTCATTTAATAAAATAAATTCTTTTACTTTGTCTATGTTCATATCAATCCTTTAATATTCCTCTTAAAATGACTTCTATTAAGATTCCTACTATTGTAGTTGTTATAAAAATAATTGTTTTATTTATTTTGTTTATTTTCTCATCTAAGTTATTAATTCTTTCATCAAAAATATCATATGATGGACATTTTCTATTTTGCATTTTTTCTTTTTCTTCATTAATTGTTTTATAAATATCTGCAATATCTCTTTCAATTTTTTCTATTTCAGAAGAAAATGTTTCTTTACTTTTCATACAACAATTATCAACTTTATTAATTTTCTCTTCAAATATTTTCATGTTTTTTTCTGTATCATTTTTAATATATTCAATCTTTGTAAGTATTATCTCTTGGTTCTTTAATGCTTCATTAATTTGCTCTATTGATAGAGAAATTTTTTCTGTTGTCTTTTGTATGTTATCAATACTTTTTTTAATATACTCAATCTCTAACGAATGTCTTGATATTATCTCTTGACTATCCATCTCAATCCTTTAAAAAAAAGAGAGATTAAACAAGAATCTCTCCTACAACACTTCCTGTGAAATTATCAATTTTATTTTCAACATTTTTGATAGCATCATAAATCATGTCTTCATCATGAGCAACACATTCAACAGCTTTACTGATATTTAGTAAATCAATGCTTGGATTATTAATAACAACCAAATATTTACCAATACTTTTTGGAGTATATTCCATTTTATATACACCAGTGTTTCCTACTCTATTAATTGTATCTCCATCTGCAATACTATCACTAATAGGTTTTCTTGCATAAAGGATATTGTTTGTAGTATCTACATCTTCAACATAAAAATAAATATCTTTACCATCAACTTTTGCTACAAAACCTTTTTTCCAATTAGTAGCATCATCTACTGTTATTTTTGTAGAACCAACAGGAGTATCACCAGATGCTTTTGAACTTAATGCATCTACTTCAACAACAACCTCAGTCATTACTCCTTCAAACTTATCTTCAATACCAGCTTTTGGATTTGCTACAATAACATTAAATGTGCTATCTTTTCCATATACATCATCTTTACCTAAGTCAACTCCAATTACTTCACTTCTACCAACAACCCATTTACTCATATAACCTCCTTTTGTTGTAGTAGTGTTACAATATTACAATATCATCATTTTTATCAAATATGTCACTAATAACTTCAAAAACTTCTTTAAATTCTTCATTGGTTCTTTTATTAACGATAGTTATAATATATTTTTGTGGAGAGAAAATATAAAAAACAGGAGTCCAATACCAATCATTATCTTTAATAAAAGAACCAACAACATGAGTTTTTGATAAAGGATTTATTAATGGTGAGTAATAACATTCAAAATGTTTTTCATTAGTAAAAATTGATTTATACAAAACACCAAATCTAATAGGTTCACCAACTTTAAATACTTTCACGCTATTGTTCCATTTTTTTGATTTGAAATTACAGAACCAGTTGTTGGTTCTATATATGGATTAGCATCCATAATTCCTATAATCTTTGTTCCATCTTTTAATATAAAAAAATCTTTAATATCAAATAATTTAATAGCATAATCACAAAATATTTTGTAGTTTTTACCATTTCTCATATCAAATAAATCTGCATAATAAATAAAAATATAATTACCATGTTCATCTTTATTTGAATCTGATTCTTGTAGTTTATTTATTATTGTTTTGTATTTTGAGAAGAGGTAATCGTAAGTGGCTGTTGAGTTCTTACGAACCATTACCTCATATCTTTTTAAACCAGCCACTTACTTAACCTTTAATTATTCTACTGCACCATCAGAATCTTCAATTGTTTCAGGGAAAAATACAGCTCTAACTTCACTAACAATAGAATCAGTATCAAAAGTAAAAATTTCCTCAGCCTCTGCTTTTGTAAAATAATTTTCACTAAGATTTTTTTCAAGTGCATCAACTCTCTCAATTAAAGCTCCTAAGTCTTTTGCAATGCTAAGGATTTGTTCTTTTAGTTCTTTTACATTTGATAAAGTAGCATAAATTTCATTTAGCTTTTTAACAAACTCATCCAATGTAATTGCACCATCTTCATTTGAGTCAAATAAACCTAATAGACTTTCAGCTAATTTATTTGCTTTTTCAAGTTCTTCTACTTGTTCAGGAGAGATAGTATTTTCATCAATATATTGTTTAATTACTTTTGAAGTTTCAACAGCAATTGTTTTTAATTCTTCCTGAGTTAATTGTTTTAATTCTTCTTTTGTCATTTAAACTCCTTTTTATTTAATTAGTTTTTCTAATGCTTTTAGATTGTAAATTGCTTTTTGTATAAGCTCTCTATCATCTTCTTCAAGAGCTTTTTCAAGCATAGCAATTGTTCCACCAATACCAACTACTTCATTTTCAACAACATCTTCTCCACCAAGTTCTTCAACAATATCACTTAGAAGAACCAATGCAGTTCCTGCAAGAGGATTTACATTGCTAACAACAACTCCTGTTGCCCTAATAACATCATCAAAATCCATTTTGAATCCTTTTTGAGTTGATGCAAACTCATTATATTAAGTAGAACCAAGAAGAAGAAATGTAAAGTTAAAATATATAAGGATTTTTATATTCTCTTTGCTTTAAGAAAGAAAATTCATCATCATCTTCTTCATCTACAAACATAGAACCAACATAAACAGTATCAGTTAATGTTAGTTGAGCTATACTATCTATTAAATCATCATGTTTAGCTTTTATAGCCTCATTTGTAATCATACTCATTTCTGATTTTAGTTCATCTACAAAGTCTTTTAAATAATCTTCTGGTAACCAGAACTTACCCATTTCAACAATAGGTTGAAATCCTTTTAATACTGCTAACTTACTATTGGTTCTTTTAACTTTTTCTATATTAAAAAACTTACCTCTTTTAATCATCTCTTTTTTTAAGAAAGTATCAAAAGCAAGTTGTAATCCTATCTGTTCCATAACAACAGCATAAGGTCTCCATCTTGTAACAAACTTAAATATTTGTTCTATTGTTTCATCAGGTTTTACTCTTCCAAAAAAACCATCAACTAAGAACCAATCATTATTTTCATTTATCCCTATTACACTAATAGCAGTATAATCAGCATAATCTTTTTCACTTACAGCTAAATCAACAGAAACATAAAAAGTTAATGAATGAACAAATTTCTTTAAATCTTCTAATTTAAAGTAATTAATTTTGTTCATATCATAGAGTAAGTTATCTCTTGGAACAACTTTAAGCATATATTCTTGCCAAAAGCTAAGTTCTCTACCATTTTCTTTTAATTCTTCATATGTTCCTAGTATTTCATCAGGAGTAAATCTATCAGGCCATGAAGAGATTATTTCATTTTTGTTTAATACAGGAAACTTCTCACATACAGGAAGTTCTATAAAAGCCCATTTTGAATTATGATAAAGCTCCATTAATAAACTGTCTTCATGAGTAGGAGTTCCAATAATAATCATTTCATATTTATTCTTGTTAACAGCAGGTGCTACTGCATTATAGAACCACCATTTTAACTTATCTCTACTTTCTTTTGTAGTTTGTTTATTCTCATCTTCAATATCATCAAGAATAATAATATTAGGTCTTTTACCTCTTATGTTAATACCCCTAATAGCTTGTCCACTACCTTTACCTCTTATATACATCATCTTATCTTTTTCTTTATTATAAACCCATAATACAGGATTATCACCTAAATTCTTTTTCTTTATTTCAAGATAATTACTTAATTCAGTATCTTCAATAAGATAAGATAATGTGTCAATGGTTGATGCTACCATATCAACAGTATCTTGAATAAGTAAGATATAATCAAACTCTCCAAAGTTAGGTTTTCTTGCTTTAAAGAGCCAATACAATAAGTTATATCTCATTAAAGTTGTTTTACCAAAACCCCTATGACACATAACTCCTTTTCTCTTATATCTTGAATTAATATGGTCAATTAATTGAAAATGAGAAGGTGGAGTTTTGTTTTCTTCTTCAAAAAACATATTGAACCAAGTGAAGTATTCAATAGCCTCTTTTGTAGGAGTATAAGGTTTATTGTATGGAGTTCTATTTATTACCATTCATTATCTCCAATACCTTATCAGCACTTAATCCTTCTAATTTAGAACTTATTTCATTCATTTTATCTTCTATTCTATTTATCTGAACATTGTTAACATTAATATTAACTTCTAATCCTTTCATTTCTTCTGGTTTTCTTGTTTCTTGTAAAAATACTTTCATATACTCAATCCTATCTCTGTCTTTGGTTCTTTTATCATAAATCTTTTCAAGAGCCAAGTCCAATACCATAAATCTATCAGCCATATATGATACATACATAGATGCACTAACTAAACTAACTATTCTCTTATATACTTTATATTCTTCAACTCTTCTAGCTTTTGTTTCAATAGTGTTTCTATTGTTACTTGAATTGTATCTTTCAGGAAAAGCAACCTTAAAAGCCTCTACTCTTGATTTTCTATAAATCAATCTATGTTTAGCATAAACAATTGTTCTTATTGTTTTTTCATATTCACTTGGTTTAACATTGCAATCAAGAATTAACATTTCAAGTTCATCAAAATCAATATCATTAGCAAAACCTATCTTATTAGCAATCTCATATATTGGTTCTAATCTTTTTTCAACCACTCTCATTTTTTTACCTTCAAACTCTAACTTATTCATAATTAGCTCCTTTTTATTAAAATAATTAAGATTTTAACAAAAAGTGTAAATGAATATTAAGAGTAAAATAGTGTTATATATATTTTT